TGTTGATGTCGTGGTTTGGGATTCCTTGGCTTCCGGCTGGGATGATGTGGTCTATTGTCCAGTCTTCGCCTTGTAGTTCTTTTCCGCAGTGTTGGCAAATGGGTTCAAGGATGGTTTTGGCGTATTTGCGTGCTTTTTGCCATTCGTTGCTTATGTGCCAATCAGCCATTTTTTAGCCATGGGTTGTTTTCTTCGATTAGTTTGATGGTGTTTTTGACACACGAGCAGACGCATAGTTCGTTGGTTTTGCAGGTGCATTTGTATAGTTTTAGCGCGTCTAGTACGTGAATGTTTTGTTTCCAGTTCAATCGCATTTCCGAATCGACTTTGAGTTTTATAAATGCGTTTAGTGCGTCTGATTCTTGTACGGTCATTCCGCCTTTGATGGCTAGGAACCCGTTGTATAGTTCCCATCTTGGTTTGCGTTTGAACATTAGCGGTTTTTCCTTATGAGTTCTAGTGCGATGATGCCTACGGCTATGCCTGTGATGATCATGAAGACACCGATTAGCCCGGTCATTTGTTGTTCTTTTCGATTGCTTTGATTAGGGTTTCTGCAGCTTTGACCCATGTCATTTTTTTGTTTGTCATGGATGTGATGAGTTCTAGGATTTCGATTTGTGTTTCTAGGCGTCCGCGTGTGTAGGCGTTTTTGCGTACTTCTTCGAAGTGGATGGATAGTTGTTCGTGGATTGGTGTATCAGTCATTTGCTTTTCTCCAGATGATTGCTTGGCGTCCTGTGGTTAGTGTTTTGGTTTTGCCTGAATCTATGACTAGCCCGGCTTTTACTAGGTCTGCGCGTCGTGATCGTATGCCGGATTCGCTGATTGGTTTCCATCCGTTGGCTTCGCCCCAGATTTTGTATTTGCTGATTAGTTCTTCGTCTGTGCGGTCGCCGAGGCTAAGGATTTGTAGGATGTGTTGTTTTGTTTGTGTGATGTTTTTGACGGTTGCAGCTGCGTCGTGTGATGTTTGTGGGTCTGTGTGTCTTGCGTATGCGTGTTCCATTACATGACCGCCCAGCATAGCCAAATGAATTGTTGTGCTGCGTATAGGGCTAGGAGTATTTTGGCTAGGAACCATGTGATTTGTCCTAGTGCTTTTAGTTCGTTTTTCATCTGTGTGTGTCCTGTCTGTGTGTGGTGTTAGCGGTTCCGGTGGGGCTCGGTTCTGGGGGAAGGTCTTGGCTTCTTTGGAACCGCCAACAAATTCACTCTAGTGTATGGCGTGGGCTTTTTGTCAAATCCAATTACCTGGGCGTGTTGGCGTTGAATGGTTTGATTTCTATTTCCACACCTGGTTGTTCGAACTCTGCGTAAAGTTTGATTAGACGCCATTCCACGATGTAGGAATCGTCTTTTAGAACTCCGCTAATCGTTAGGGCGTCCCCAAGTGCACGAGCTAATTTATCCAAGTCTGGTTTTTGTGTCACTGCTGTTTTTCGGTTGGACTTTGCTCGTTTCAGATAGAACGTTGCTTCGACTGTCACGGCGGTGGCGAACTGCGGTTCGTTCCCTAATTGGGCTTGTAGGGCTTGTACTAGCCTTTTGCGCCATTCTGGTAGTCGTTTATTGCTTTCGACCATTACAACGGCTGTACCACGCTTGTAGGCGTTTTTAGACCCTTGTGGGGCGGGTTCACCCGATACAAACAACTTCATTAGAACGGTGCCGATGCTGGGTCAATTGGTGTACCAAAGTCCGCAATAGGTTCCGCAGCTTGTTCTTTTTGCAAACTGTTTGGGTGCTTTGGCTGGTGTTGGATGATTCCGCAGTCATTCAGTGAATGTTCAACGACTTGCTTTTCATCTTCGCCCGGCTTCTGATACTTGCCAACCTTGGTGCCTAGTGATCCTTCGATTTGAATCCAGTCGCCCTCTGATACGCCAGAAGTATTTTCGAACCATGCCGTCCAAATGCGGTGTCGTTCCTGACCCTTGAATTCGTAAGTTTCCCAAAACTTTACGTAGTTGTATTTATCATTTGAAACTGCTGATACTGTCCCTGAAACTGTAAGTATTGCCATTTTGTTTTCCTATCTAGTGATTTCTTTTAAGTTTCTTTTATATTTGAATTACTTTTAACACGACAGAATTGTCGGGTCGTGACGGCGTAAATGTCACCCCGTTCGGGCGTAAATGTCGGGTCGTGACGGCGTAAATGTCGGGTCGTTCCTTGTGATTCAATGACGTGTCACACCATTCCGGGCAGTCCAAACGAACAAAATAACGGTTTGTTTTACGATCACCGCGATACCCAGTACCGTCATGGCTAATACTTTCCAATTCGCCCAATTCGGTCAAGGTGTGGATTGCTCGTTGTACTTGACGCACGTTAGTGTTAGCAAACTTTGCCAAACGTTCCTGCGACGGGTAGCACCCTAGGGTTGGGTCTTCACCAATGTGCCATGCGATTGCCGTCAAAACTGCCCGGCTAACCCCTTTGGCTTTGGAATGGTGTAAGACTGCAGCTACGGCTTCAATGCTCATTCTGCGTATCTTTCTTGTTAGTATTTATTTGACCCGTTTGTGGCGGGTTGCGCACTTGGTTGCGCGGGCGGTTCCTATCTGTGAGGAACCGCCCTTTTACTTTTATTTGCCCTTTAGAGCCTCTGCCAGCCCAAGAATGGCTGCTAACACGTCTGCAGGTGCTTTAGCGGTTTCTGCGGTCACGTAGAGCGTCCTAAGACCCTCTAAGTCGCCTTTGCCAGCCATCTCGTTTGCTTCAAAGATGTAGTTGCGTTGCGCTCGTTCAACTTTTTGCATTTCTTCACGCGAAGCCCTAGTAGTTCCACCGTCTTTGCGGGTAGCAAAATTTAGCGTAGCCAAACACCTGCCCAAAGCACTTGTGGCGCAGTTCTCTACCCAAGACGTGGCGTTCACGCCTTTAGCGGCTACGTTTTCCTGTGCGTAGTCAATTGCAGCTGGGCGGGCGTCTTCTCGGTCGGTGTATGCGGATGCTTTGATTACGACTTCCTTTTCGTTGATTACAACGATTTCGGTGTGAAGCCGTCCGCTTGGGTATGTAGCCCAAAATTTGGCAACACGATCTGCCACCGGTTCGTAATTGTCTAGATTGAAATAAGCCATTGGTCTGTGTCCTTTACTTGAATGTGATAAATGGTTTGCCGTTGCGGGCTTGTAGTGCGATTACCGGGTCGCCGTTGTAGGTACCGATTTTGGTGCCGTCCATTGCAGCTAGTGTGGCGGATTTGAACGCGTTGAATACTCGTTCTGCGTCGTCGTAGTTTGCTTTGGCGTTTGATAGGTTCACCCAAAGGTGCCCTAGTTCTGTTTGCCCGTCTGTTAGTCCGGGTGAGAGTGTGCGGACGGTTTCGTATGTTGACTGACTGCCGTCCCACTCGGGTGCTGTGTTGGTTTGTAGGGCTTTTTGGAACCTGCGAACGTCTAGTTCGGTGTTTCTCATTAGGTCTTCGTCGTAGTCGATTTCCCATTCCGAATATTCGCCCGCAGCTACTGATGCAATTACGGCACGTTTCAGCCCAAGGATGTGCATATACCACTGCACTTGCATGACGTATTGTTCGGGTACTTTATCCCAATATGTTCGGCTGAATTTGATTTCTAAAATGCCTAGATCACCGAACGCAAATTCGATAATTGCGTCTGGGTTGGCTTTCCAAGTTGGTTCAAATGCGGATGCCCATGTTCCGGTGAAGTGAACGGTTTGTAGCGGGTGTTCTTCGCGGTAAATGTCGATGATTGGGGTTTCGAACGCTTGCCCTAGACGCATCATCATGTTTTTTTGCACTTCCGGAAGTTGTCCGGTTTTGCGTGCCCAAAGCGTGTATGGGCTTGTCCATGGTGATTTGCCGGTTATTGCGCCGATGTCGGAACCGCTGATTCCCTCGCGGGCTTGGTGCCATTCCGGGGTGTCTTGGTCAAATACGCCTAAAAATTCTGCGTATCCAAGTTGCTCTATTTTCTGTGTGATTGTGGTCATAGGTTAGATACTATACCCACGCCACCGACAAACTACTTTTTCTTTGGCGATTCGTCTTCTATTTTTTCGGCTGCTTTTTTGAACGCTTTTTGCAAGTCTTCAAGTGATACAACAATTTTGGTGATCATAGTTTTACCAATGAAGCCCAAGGCGACAAGGATGCCACCGGTGAAAAGAATCCAAACACCTGACCAAGAATCGTTGCTGATTAGTCCACCGGCTCCGGCACCTGCAGCTAGTACAAGTAAGAAAAGACCAAAGGCTAGGTAAACGAATAGCCCGATGAATTTCAGCAGGTAGGCAACTTTAGACTTCCAGTTCATGGTTATGCCTTTTTAGCCGGGGCTTTTTTGGTTGCTGGTTTAGTTGATGGTGTTTTTGCTACTGGCGCAGTCTTTGGCTTTGATGCGTCGATAAGTTTGAAAAGGTCTAGCAATTTATCAACGGCTGCCAAGTGTGGTAGTTGTTCGGTTGATGCAGCCGCGTGTAAGTGTGCCCCGGCTGATGCTGAACCTGTGTTGCCAATAAGTCCGACAACTGTTTCGCCACCAATTACACGATCCATTCGTGCAAGTGTTGGTGCTTCTTTTAGGTGGGCAAAGATTGTGTAGACCTTGTCGTGGCTGTTTTTGGTAATGATGCAGTGACCTAGAACATCAGACCAAAGGATTTTAGAAACAACACCATCAGCGACAGCGTAAACTTCTTTGCCATCTGAACCTGTTTTGAAACCCCAGTCAGAACCGCGGTGCGGTTTAGTCCGGTAAGCCTTGTTGAAGTTGCCCAGTTCATCGCGACGCTCTGCACCAGCACCCTTGATTGGTTCATGGTACATTATGCGATTCCTTTCATAACAACAGCAACAGCAGCTGCGGTGATCAGTGCGGTCATGATTGCTTGCAACCATGCACCTTTCCAGCGTGCTTGTTCTAACTCGCGAATTCTCATTTCGAAGTCGTCAAGTTTCTTTTCAATGTCTGACACGATTCGAAGTATTAGAGATGTGTTATTCGGCTTCGACGGTGTTGTCATTTAGAGATTCCAAATAAGCGCGGTAATCGCTGTTTGCTGGGTCTTTCGGTATCCAAAGAACATCGCCATTTTCAGATGTTCCCTTAATGATGCTTCCAGTTTCTTGTTCAACAATTTCATAAATCATTTTACAACTCCGCGTTCATAGATAGGTTTGCTGTCGCATCGTTCAATGCTCGTAAGAATGTTCCTTGACCGGCTGTGAAACCGCTAACGGTGCAGTTAAGAACGATGCTGTCTGTGCCGTTTTGGTCGGCTGCCAGTGTTGGCGTTGTTGTTGAAGTGCTTCCACCTGACAATGCTTGGAATGAACCTGATGTTGCGAAAGTTGGCGTTGATCTCATGGTGGTTCTTAGTGGGACAAAGATGCTGATTGTTGTTGATGAGTTTGCGTGTCCTGAACCGAAACCGGCGTATAGGTTTGATGAGTTAGCGCTAAATCTTTGGAAATAACGCTGGCATGCTGCTAGTTCGCCCTGCAAACTATTAGCGTTGCGTTTGAACGATGTAGCAACCGAACCAGCCTCAAGCTGCACACCCCAAATGTCAACAGTCTTAGCAGTGTTTAGAGCCAAGAACAAACCCATCTGCATAGATGAACCTGCGCCAATAGTCTTACCTGAAACGCTAGGAACTGTAAAAGTGTAAGTGTATCTAGCCCATGAAGTTGTAATTGTTTGAGTCGAACCAGTGGTTACGACATCCCCAGAACCACCAGAACCAAAAGCCTGAATAGTTGCTTGTTGCAAAGTAGTGGCTGCATCAGCCTTTGCCCAGAATGAGTAGGTTACAGTTTGACCAGCAAAACTTCTAACATCTTCGATTTTCTGAAACAACTGGTTATATGTTCCACCAGTACCAGCAACGCTTTGCGCAAAACGCAGGTAGTAGGCAGATTCGTAACCGCTAACAGGGGCAGTTCCCGGTGTAAATGTTTGTTGCGATACTGTGACAGTTGCACCAGTACCGTCACGCTGCACTGCAAAACGGTCAGCAGTGTAAACAACAGCACCAGCAGCAGCAGGGGTAAATGATGTTCCACGCTGCCAAATGTCGAACGCGCCGTTGATGATTGCGTTACCAGAACCAGCAGCACTAATCAGATCAGCCCAAGTTGAACCAGTGTAATAGACATACTTGTCCGAGTTCTGCAACCAAACAACCATGCCTTCTGTTGGAGTGGTTAGAGCTGCATCACGCGCAGTAGTCGAAGCAAACACCATCACCGACTGATTCATCAGATAAGTGTTGAGTTCGCCACCAGTGAGAGCATCACCGTTGCTAAAAACTTTATATGCCATTTAAGCCGCTTTCCATAGTTCGAATTGAGTATACCAAGAGTTAGCGTCAATGGAATGATTGACTCTGGTAATAGTGTAGTATTCGTCGATTGCTAATTGGTTCCTATCGAACCTAACACCCAACAATTGCCCTGGAGTAATAACCGCAGCTTGTGTCAAATTACCAAGACGGTCAACAGCAGGAGTTTCAACAGTGTTCACTAACTTTGTGACAACAGTGCTAAATACTTGTGATGCCCAGATTTCCAGTTCATCAGTGTCAATAACATTTAGGGTCAAACTGTTGAAGTTCTCGCCATAAAGTTCAATAGAGTCTCTGTCCTCTAGTGCAACGAATTGTGTGTCGTCCGACGCGAGGTCAACATAAAGCGAGTTGATAATAGAATCAGCATCAGCGGCGACAGTAATATCAGACATGCAAAGGTGACGGTCGCCACCATGATCATTACCAACAACCCAAGTTGTATCAGTACCATTCGCATCATCCGGGCGAGGAATGAAAACAACCTGTTCAGTTGCAGGGTCAACCCAAGCGATTGCAAGCCCAACCTGGAGTGCTTCGTTGATGATGCCATTAGCCTGAATGTCCGATTCGCTAGTCAACGGAATTTTACCTGTTGTTGCTGCCGAGTTTAGCGACATCACACCGCCAACAGCAGTAACTGCAGCTGCAAAGTTTTGCAAAGGTGTCGCATAACCAGCAGACAGTCCAGTGTTATCAAAAGTTTCAATTCGACTATTGACTATGGACTTGTACAAATCAAAGGCAGTGATGTCAATACGGTTCCAACCCTCTGCACCATATTGCACATTTATTGTCTCAATGTATCCAGTGAATAGCGTGTGATTCACGGCACCACGAACAACACGAATACGAATTTTAGTGTTGGTT